CCATCATGTTTCCTCCTTCGGCGGTGTCCACACTTTCCCGTTCGCATCTGCATCTAGGATCGCTGCAATATAGTTCGCATTTTCTTCAAGGATACAATGCGCAACAGTTTCTTCCTCGTCCTCAAACCGGATGAACGCCAGCGGTGCTATTTTCCTGTCGGCTGGCATGTTGGCTTCTTTCCGCACCCATTCGATAGCGTCATTAATCACCGCCTGATTGATCGGCGTGTATTCCGATTGCGTCATCGTTACGCTCCCGAATCCAAGCGTGTGATTGTCGCATTCATAGCAGTACGTGAACAGATAGCTTTTGCTTTTCATGTTTCCTCCTTCGGTGGCTCGGGCAGTGGCATCCAGTGGGTGACTTCATCGTTCGCGTCCAACCATTTTGGAGTTATATACATCCCGAATCCTTTTTCTTTCGTATACAGGCAAAAATCTGTGTTCCAGTTGTTTAAGACCACCAGATAGTAGCAGTCGTATTTCTCCGGCAGCCGCTCCGTCACCGGAATCCACTTCGGCAGATTCCCGCACAAGACTTTATAGTCTCGTTCTAATTGCCTGAAGGCCATATCCTCTTCTTCTATGGCATCGGCGGCTTCGTCAAGCGTTTTATTTAGCGCCCATCCGTTATGAGATCGCAGCCGCTTCACCAGCTCTTCATACATTCCTATCACCCCTGTCATAGATTCTGGTTTTCTTCAGCGGATGTTCCTTCTCCCATTTCCGGTAGCATGACCATGAGCAGAAGAAACCGATCGTTGTAGATTTCCCGTCGGTGACGATACGCTTGTACACCCACTCACCCGGGCATCCGACGAACTTTGTCTTGCCACAGTTGGGGCAGTCATGATACCCGCTGTTGACTCGCTCAGTCTCCCTCGTCCTCGTATACATCGTCATCCTCCTGTGTCTTATATCCGTTGGCGAATACCGTGCCCAAGTGGTCAACGTCGATGTTCAGGAACGACTTGACCACGCCTGCTCTCAGCAGCTTGACACGCCTCTCATGCTCAGCTGGGTTCCAACCGCAGGTCTGGCAAACCTCGGGATGTAGCAGGTAGTCGGCACAATACACACTCGACTTCTCGTTATGTACATATGGGCAGCGTGGGTCTCTGCGCTTGTTCAATCCCAGGCCTCCTTCCAATCATATTCCAGAGCCGATTTGACACCTTCGTAGGGATCGGTGACAACCGCAGGGGGATTCATCGGCTCCATCGTTTTGTAATACTGTTCCTTCCACCAGTGGGCTTTGCGCTTCCAGCGGAGAGACCAGCCAAACTGGCAGATGTTCAACAGAATTGACACGGCAAGTGATATCAGGATCGCACCTTCGTAGAACAGATCGTTGATGGTCATAGCTTCCTCCTTGCATACTCAGCCATGAGGATTGCCTCAGCAATTCCATCGTGTGCTTTTCTCCCATTATGTGGGACAAGGTTTGCTTCCGGAAATAGACGCTGGCAGACCTCGATAGACAGCTCTTTCTTTGAGTTCAGCCCGTATTCTTTCTTCCAGGTCTGCGGCGGAATCTCCTGATATGATATCTCGAACGCATCAAGGACGCCTTTGAGCCAGCCGAAGTTAACACCAAAGTTGAACATGGACACGCTTCCCTGCTTGGGCATTGCGTGAACACGTTCGATACAGCAGCGTGTCTTTTCCTGCTTCTTAGACAGGCAATAGCAGACATTCAGGAACTCCTGCTTATCGAACCTGCCGTACACCTCGATCTCGCTGTTGTTCAGGATAGCGTAAGCTCCGTTGGCACCTGGGTCAATTCCAAGATAGTACATCATGCCCTCCTTTCATGCCTGCTGACGAAATCAGCAATCGCGGCTTCCAACATGTCCTGCATGGAAGCAAAGCACATGGACTCATACACTGACTGAACCCGTGATCGCAGCGCATCGTCGATCCGGACATATAGCCGGTTAGGCTTGCGCTTGTTGTCGTGCTTCTTGTTCCCAATCGTAACGGAGATGGAAAGACCGGGAGCCTTGCCGAACCTGTCCTCCAGAAGCTTCTCAGCTTCTGGAATCAGGCAGAGCGCGTACTGAGCCGGGTTGCAGGCGAAGCTCATCTGCGCTTTAGTAAATCCGGGATATTCCGTTGCGACAGCTTCTACCATGTCTTTCTGCTGGATGCCTGCAATATCAGCATACCGGAGATAATCGATCATTCACTTGCTCCTTTCAGACATTATCCGATACAGGTCAGTTTCCTTTTTCTTTTTGCAGAGGTCACACTTGTCTGTGCTGGTGCTGTAAGGTTCTTTGACCACGACAAAGCCAAGCAGAGACTCAGCGCACATCACACACAGCCTGAGAGTTTGAATTACCTTGCTCATATCATCGCCACCTTCGCTTTGATCTCAGCAACGATGTCTCTGGCCGGGGCAGCCTTCTTCTCAGCTCGCTTCTGAATCCGATCCCTGGCTTCGTACTCTTTTGCAGAGATCACAGGAGCGGAGTTTTGCCTGCTGACCCACTGGTGGAGCTTCGCTTTCCAGTCGATGACATAGCCGCCCTTCCCGACGAAGTTGCCATAGTAGTCGTAGAACTTCGTGAGGCTGATTTTGCCGAAGATACCGTTGTCTACTGCGTACTTGACAACTTCATCGAACGTCGGAGCCTTTTCAAATATCGGGGCAGAATCAACACTCATGAGAAATAATCCTCCAATGACGGAAACGTAGTTTGCACTTCCTCGTAGTTTATCTTTTGCAGCTTGTCCAGTTCTCGCGGTGTAAGCTGGACGAGAGGCTTGATCTTTCCTTTTACGGTGACGCTGCCTTCGACCCACTTGCCGTTTTTCTTGTACTTGCGGTGCATGACGGAGCGGATGCTTCTTAGCTGGAATACGCCGTTCGGCCCTATCCCGCTTGGCACATTCGTAACTGATATTCCAATCTTCGGCTGGGCCTTACCGGGAGACTGGACAATCACGATCTCATACGGGCCGTTTTTGCTACGGCCCGTCTTTACAGCTTTGGCTACATAAGCCTGACCAACTCTTACCTCAGTCAAGGGAGATCACCGTCGTTTCCTTTGCTGGCTGGTCATAGCCACGCACATCCTGAACTTCTTCCGCTGTCTGAAGCCCGCAGAGAACTTCAGGGCAATGCTCACGGCAGAAGAACGCAGCTGCCCTGTAGTGGAACATCAGATCAGGCATCGTCTTCCACTTGGAGCCGGATTTGTTATACCAGTCCTCACCTTTGACCATATCCCAGGTGACGGCAGTTCCTTCGCAGACAACGCCATCTGCCAGCCGGGTAGCCTTGCAGTAGTAGCCGTTGGTGGAACCGTCATCGTTCACCAGCCGAACGTACTCAAGAGGGGAGAACTTGCCGGAAGCATTCACAGCTGCTGCGCAGAACTGACCAGACCAGCTGGGCTTACCCTTGATCACGTACAGATTCTGCATCACATGCAGCAGGGAGAACTTCGTTCTGCTTGCCATCTCCATGGCGATCATGACCGACCACGGATTGTTTTTGTAGGTGTCCGGGATCAGCTGAGTAGAACACAAACCCTGAGCTGCCTTGTACGCAGCGCCGAGGGATTTTGTGTTCATCCAGTCGAATGCGACAGGCGATGCGATGGGAGCCTCCTTCTTCGGCTCAAGCTGGGTTTCCTGTTCCTGCACGGTTTTCTGCTCGTCCATTACTTGTCTCCTTTCTTTTTCGAGATGATGTCATCCAGCGCAGAGAAGAACGTCTCGATTGCGTCATCCAACTCTTTGTCAATCGGAGGCGCTTTCTCCGCTTCCTTTTTCTTCTTCTCGAGTTTCTCAGCTTCTTCATCAAGAAGCTCTGCTACATCAATGCCGAATCTGTCATCCAGATACCAGGCGACACCGGCGAGAGTTTTGATGTAGTGGCTGTAGGCATCCAAAGCGGCCTCTTTGGAATGTTTTGCGAATTCTCCGACAAAAGCGAGCATCAAAGTCCCGATCTCATCCATGAGAACTTCGGAATCTCCGAGCATTGCGATCTCATGCGTTTTCTGGTTGATCTTCAGCATCTTTTTTTCTCCTTTTCCTTTTTGTTTTCTGGATTGCGTAATGCATTGTGATACATGCCTGAGCCAGTTCTTTGTTTTCCTCAAGCTGGATCAGCTTGTACGTACCGTCTTTCTTCAGCTGCAATACCCACAGCCCTTCAACCGGCTTCTCCTTCTCAACAGCCAGTTTGTACAGATTGAGCTGAGCCGTATAACAGACTTTGTGAAGACCTGATATGTTCGCCGTGGTCTTGATGTCCAGAATCCCGACTTTCCCGTCCAAAGCTCCGTAACGGTCAAGGGTTCCAGCGTATAGATTGCCATTGCAGACAGACCATTCGATCTTATCCCAGCTTACGTCATGCTCTTTCATGAATGCGACGTAAGCCTTTACGAAGCCCACGTATTCGTCCTCAACCTCGACAGTCCCGAATTTGTCCAGAGCCTCTGTTGCCTTGTGGACGTTTGTGCCTCGCTTGGCTGCTTGATCCAGAAAGAACTGCGGAGCATCGGTGTACAGCTCTCGTGTCAGGAACCGGGTCAGTTCCGATACCGACGGAACTTCCTGCCCATCAACTGTGTACTTGTGGCTGTCATCGTAAAACAGCAGCGTGGACATCAGTCATCCCACCTTTCCCAGACATCATCGAACGTTCCTTCGCTCTCTTCAGGGGCATAACGCTCACGATACGTGATATCCGCGTACGAGGCCAGAAACGGGTCTTCTAGCGATTTGTCGTCGCAGGGGTATAAATTCATCTCCTTACCTCCTTCCGCTGGTTAAACTCGCAGCAAATTGCTCAGGCGTGACGTTAAGCGCCCAACACAACTTGCGGATGTACTTCAGCGGCCATTCTTCCGTGTGTCTCTCATTCATCAGGCGATAGAACGTCCTTGTGCTTACCTGAAGCTGGGCTGCCATCCACTCATCGGTTTTCCGATACGCTCTCTGGCGTTCAAGAATCAGAGCCTTTATCGAATCCCGCTTAGGCAGGGAAGAAGTCTTCAAACCTGTAACCCCGCTTCTCGATACATGATCGCAGCCCTGTTTCAATCTTCGATGATGTCACCCAGTCTTGGTTTTGCTTACCCAGGTATCGGTTCAGGAATGATCGTGAGATGCCGGAAGCATCTGCAAGCTCATCCTGATTGATTCCGCATCGGAAACAAGCGGCAATCACATCACCTGCCCACTTTGTTTTGATATAAAACATTCTTTCCTCCTTTTGGTTGACAAAAGTCAACCAACGTGATATAGTACAAGCGAGCAAAAGCGAAATAGTGAACTTCGCTTTTGCCAACCTCATGTGCTTATTGTAGCACTATCTTTTTTACCCAGAAAGTACACATTTGTGAACCAAAAGGAGTGAAGCCGTGACTTTTTTGGACAACTTGGAGCAGCTATGTCGAATCCGTGGTGAGTCTGTCAGTCATGCGCTCGAAGCCGTTGGGCTGGATAAGTCCCTTTACCCGAAGTGGAAGAAGAAGCCGAATTTCACCCCGCGTGGTACGACTGTGCAAGCTCTCTGTGACTACTTCGGATGTTCGTTTCAGACGCTTGAGCCAAACGGGCGTAATCCGAAAGACGAATCTGACATATCGACAGCTCTTAATCTCGTTATTCGTCAGCTTGATGACCGGGATAAGCGCAAACTGCTTGCCTATATCCTGTTTACCTACCAAGAGGAACTTCCAGATGAAATGCAAAAACTGCGGACGAGTTATTGAAGACAACTCGCTTTACTGCAACTGGTGTGGACAATATCAGCTGAAACAAAAGCGAAACCAGGTGACAGTTCCGAAGCCGGTTCAACTTCCATCCGGCAGCTGGCGTATTTGGCTCAAGCGAGAGAAGGAAAGCATCGTTCGATCTACACCCAACGCCTGCAAGGAAGCTGCGCTTGCATTTCGTAAGCAATGGCTGAAAGACGAAGCAGAGGGTAAACACGATCCACTGCCCAAAGTTGTTACGCTTGGCGAAGTCTTGGATGATTACATCAAAGCCAGGTCTGCCACGCTGTCGCCGTCTACTATCTCCGGGTATCAGAGCATCAGAGACAATCGGTTCAAGGATCACATGGACGATGACGTTTCTTCGCTCAATCCTCAGCAGATCATCAACGATGAGATTGCAGCCGGCCTTGGAGCGAAGACGGTTTCCAATGCCTGGCGTCTTTGTTCCAGCGCATTGAAGAAAGCCAAGGTTCAATTTGATCCACCACGCCTGCCGAGAATCGTCAAGCATGAACGCGACTGGCTGGACTACAAACAGATTCAGGTTTTCCTCAAGCTCATTGAGGGAAAACCGTGCGAACTTGGTGCGCTCCTTGCCTTGCATTCCCTTCGACGTTCTGAGCTATTCGGACTCAAGACAGCCAACTATGACGCAAAAAAGCAGATTATCCATGTCAGGGGAGCAATGCTGTCTACCATTCAGTCCGGCTGGGTTTATTCAGAGCTGAATAAAAACGACACATCCCGAAGAGATGTGCCGGTTGTCATCCCGCGTCTTGCTGAATTACTCAGCAAGGTGGATAAGAAGTCTGAATTTATCATTGGCGATTCCCAGAAGAACCTCTACCGGGAGATCAATTCGATTTGCAGAGAAGCTAGCTTACCCGAACCTGGGATTCACGGGTTGCGTCACAGTTTCGCGAGCCTTGCGTATCACCTTGGCTGGAAGAAGCTGAGTACGCAGCAGATCGGCGGCTGGAAGAACAGCAAGGTCGTCGATGAGATATACACGCACAATGCAGACCTGGATAACGACCTGAAAACCATGCGTGCATATTTCGTGCAAACTCAGAGCATGACAGATGTGGCTGATTCCTGACAAATCTGTCCGATTCCAGACATATCTGCTGGTACACAAATGTCAACTATTGCTGGGATAGTTTGAATTTTGAGCGTAGCTGCTGAGTCTTTGGCGAGCGAGGGGCAGAACCCGCTGTAGGGGTTCAACTCCCCTCATCTCCACC